ATACCTATCGGTACTTTTACTTTCTAGTTGTTCTTTATTTTACCAACTAGATGATACCTATGAGCAAAGGTTTGAAGCAAAAGATGTAGCGTCAATACAGGACTTGCAATCCCCTGAGTTAAAAAACGCAGCAATTCCCCTAGTGAGTCCTGTAGTGGCGGTTTATCCTACAGCCTTTACAGATCAAACAGGACAAAGAAAAAGCAATAGTGAGTTTGCTTTATTTAGTACAGCCATAACACAACAACCAAACGCTTTGTTAATAAGAGCATTAAAACACGCTGGGGACGGCAAGTTTTTTAGAGTTGTTGAACGAGTTGGTTTAGATAATTTAACCAAAGAGCGTCAATTAATTAGATCAGCAAGAGAACAGACAGCAACAGAAGAAGAAAAGAAAAAAGCACTTAGACCTTTGTTGTTTGCTGGTATATTAATTGAAGGCGCTGTTATATCTTATGAAGCTAATTTAGAAAGCGGCGGTGTTGGTGCAAGATATTTAGGCATTGGCAACAGCGTGCAATACAGAAAGGATAATATTACTGTTAGTTTGCGTATGGTATCTGTTGCAACTGGTGAGGTTTTGCTAGAAGTTTTGAGTCAAAAAACTATATTTAGCTATGGTAAATCTGAAGATGTATTTAGATTTATAGAGGCAAACACCGAGTTAGTAGAAATAGAACTTGGTAACGCCAGTAACGAATCATCAACCATAGCTTTAATGAAAGCTATAGAAGGTGCTGTCTTAGAGATTATAGAACAAGGTTATGAAAAAGGTTTTTGGGTTTTACAAAACAATAATGAAGGAGTAGAATTAAAGGATGAAACAATTAATAAGCCTGATTGTGATGCTGACTGCATTGACAACATACGCGGCTGACAATGAAATTTATATAGATCAATCAGGTACAGGTGCAAACATAGACCTAGAACAACTTGGTATATCAAATATTATTGGCGGTCTTAACTCTACAGCAGGTAGTTTAAATCCTTTTGATTTAGATGGTAATACCATGACATTAGATATAAACATGATAGGTGCTACTAATAAATTTCTAGGTGACATATTTGCTGATACTTTTACAGGTTTTTATGAGTTTGATGGTGGCACTAATACGTTTACCATTCAAGTAGATCCAACAGATACTTATAGTTCTGACGGATCAAATCAGTATGTAGATGTTACAGGTAGTGGTAATACCTTTACTTTAAACCAAGGCACAACCGCTTTGGCTTCACAACTAGATTTAGATTGGATAATTAACGGATCTAACAACAATATCACTTCAAACATAAATATAGATGGCGCAACTAATTATATGGATATTGATGGTTCAGATAATGCTGTTACTTATACTGGCACAGGTGTTACAGCATCAGCTGGCGGATATTTTTACTTGGACCACACAGGCGGATCAAGAACATTTAATATCTCACAACTAAGCACCCAAGACAATGACTGGCTTAAAATCATATCCATTTCTGGTACTGCTGCTTCTACTGTTTGCGTCATTCAAAACGACCAAGGTACAAGCACAAGCTGTTGATATTGGAGATATATCTGAACTAAACGGCACGGCCGAAATAGTCAGAGATAAATCCTATGTTGCTAATGTTGATTTTGCTATACAAAGCAATGATGAGGCCATAACAAAAGATGGCCGTATGGCAATAACTTTTCTTGATGAATCTACTGTCAAACTTACAGAATGGTCAAAATTACTTATTGACGAATATATATACGATCCAGACCCAAGCAAAGCAAAAATGGCTCTTACCTTTGGTCTTGGCACAGCTAGGTTTATTACAGGCAATCTAAATCGTATTGACAAACAAAACATAACTCTTAAAACACCAACAGCAAATATAGCCATTCGTGGTACAGACTTTACTGCAACTGTAGATGAACTTGGTAGAAGTCTGATTATTCTTTTGCCAGATCCTTTTGGTTTATCTAGTGGAGAAATAGAAGTTGTTACAGCTATGGGAACTGTCATACTCAACAAACCCTACGAGGCAACAACTGTAAGCGTGTTTGAATCAGCACCTACTAAACCAGTTATTTTGGATCTGACACTAGATATTATTGATAATATGTTGATAGTTTCACCGCCAAAAGAAGAAACGTTAGTCCAAGAAGAAACCACTACAACAAGAGCAGATAGTGTTTTAGATTTTAATGATCTTGATATAGATTATTTAGCAGAAGATTATTTAGATAATAATAGTTTAGAATTTACTGAACTTGATATTAATTATCTTGATGTAAACTTTCTTGAAGATTTGTTAAATGTATTAGATGCCTTGGCAATAGATGAAGATGAAGATGTTTTGGCACAAGCAACAAGCACACAAATTGTTGGTACTTTGCTAGGTAAAGATCCAGACACACAAATAACTGCTTTGATTACAGGTAATGTTGTTAGTTTGCGTAGGCAGGTAAATGAAAGCGTAAGAGTTGATGTCAATGGCAGTAATGCTTATACAGTAATTTTGATACAAGATGGTGTGTCTAATGTCATTAAAATAAATGGAGGTAGCGATAGTATAATTACTATCACTCAGAGTGATTAAATGAACAAACTATTATTACCTTTACTTATATTACTTTCTTTGCCTTTGATCTTTGAATCAACGCCTACAGAGATACTAAAACTAAAAGTGTTTGATGCTTTTGTCGAAACTCCAGAAGAATCAGGCAATTTTGTCATACTTAATATTACTGAAGATGATATAGAGCGTGAAGGTGGTTGGCCATTACCAAGACAAAGATTAGCTGAGATCCAGCTAGATTTAATAAACAATGGTGCAATAGGTGTTGGCTGGGTTGTAAGTTTTCCACAAGCTGATCGCATGGGCGGTGATGAAATATTTGCAGAATCATTAAAGTTTGCTCCATCTGTTTTAGCTATGTTTGAAGATGGCAAAGGCAACTATCCAAATTCACCAGGCACAGTTGTTATGGGCAATGATAATGGTGGTATAATTTCTACGGGAGTAAAGGAAAACCTACCTCTACTATCAAACCATGCTTTACAAGGTTTGGCCGTTGCTCCCACAGATGTTGACAATTTAGTTCGCAGGATACCTTTATTAGTCAAAACACCAAACGACGAATGGATACCTAGTTTTGGCACGCAAATATATAAATCTCTATTAGGCGTAGAAACTTATGTTATAAAAACTAATGATAATGGTATTGAAGAAATATCAATACGAGGAATACCACCAGTCAAAACAGATAGTTTAGGTCGTAAATGGATCAGCTGGGTTGATACTCCACAAACAACTTTGGAAGAAATGTATGTTGCAGGTAAGTTTGTTTTTGTTGGCGTGACTGCAAATGGTGTTATGCCACAAATTGCAACTCCAGTTGGTTTAGTAGAACCACATAAGGTTCAAGCTGCATTATCTGAATCAATACTTGTACAGAACTCTCCATACATACCTGATTGGTCAAAAGCGGCCGAAATTTTGATTTTGACAATTTTTGTCACTCTGACATGGCTCACAATCAATTATTTCAATGTAGTTAAGGGTGCAAGTATAGTTGTAATTTTCTTGCTCACTACGGGCTTCTCAGGCGTTTTTAGCATCCAAAAGGGCATTTTATTGGATTTTTCATGGACTTTTGTATCACAAATCTTTACATCTACTATTGCTTTCTATTTAAACTACCAAAAACAATATAAACTGCGTCAGCAGATCAAAAAACAATTTGAACATTATCTTGATCCACGCCAGGTCAAATTATTGCAAGATAATCCTAGTCTTTTAAAACTAGGTGGAGAAAAAAAATATTGCACCTTTTTATTTACAGATGTCAGAGGGTTTACTGCTTTGTCAGAAAAACTGAATGCAGAAGAAGTAACAAAAATCATGAATAAAGTCTTAACCATACAAGCAGATACTGTGAAATTTTACGATGGCACTGTCGACAAGTATATAGGCGACGCCATGATGTCAATATTTAATGCACCTTTGGATGTATATAAACATGAAGAAGCAGCAGTGCTTTGTGCAAAAGAAATACAAGATAAAATTAAATTAGCTGATTTAGGCGTTGAAATAGGTGTGGGTATAAACAGTGGATATGCTGTGATTGGAAATATGGGATCTGATACTAGATTTGATTACTCAGCTATTGGTGATGCAGTAAATATAGCAGCAAGATTAGAATCAGCTACTAAAGAAGTCGGCGAGGATATACTGATTGGTGAAAATACTGCAAAAAATTGTGATTTTGAGTTAAAATCACTAAAACCTATAAAAGTAAAAGGTAAAAAAGATTATTTAAAAATATATTCAGTCTGATGACAATAAAAAAAATGACAGTCAAAGATGTTGCAGAAAGGCTTACAAAGTTAGAAACAATATCACATGAGCGTTGGAAAACTGCTTTCAATGAATTTTCAGACATCAAAGAAGAAATCACTAGAATTAATTTAACAATAAAAACTGCAACCTTTGGCGTGTTTGGTTTTCTTGGCGCTTTGTCTATAGCAGTTGTAACATCAATGTTGGTTTAATATGAAAAATATACTTAAAAACATAGTTGGTACAGTAGCACCTACTCTTGGAACAGCCTTGGGCGGACCTATGGGTGGTATGGCAGCAAATATGATTGCTGATGTTTTGGGTGTATCAAACGATCAAAAATCTATACAACAAGCAATACAAAATGCAACACCAGAACAAATGCTTGAACTTAAAAAAGCTGAACAAGATTTTGAAGTTAAAATGAAGGAACTTGATGTTGATGTTTTCAAATTAGAAACACAAGACAAACAAAACGCAAGAGGTTTGTTTAGTAAAGACTGGACTGCAAGAATTATAGGCTTAGTAACCATAGGCGGTTTTCTTGGCTACATATTTTTAGTAACACTACAACCACCAGAACAGAACAGCGAGGCACTTATAAATTTAGTGCTTGGTTATTTAGGTGGTTTGGCTAGTGCAATCATATCTTTTTATTTTGGTGCATCACACTCGTCTGACGACAAATGACAAACCCAGACGCTTTTGTATATAAAGTAACTTTAGAAAAAGTTATTGATGGCGATACTGTTCGTCTCAAAAGTATTGATCTCGGTTTTTCCGTACAACTACACAATAAATCTGTTCGCATAGCAGGTATAGACACACCAGAATCAAGAATAAACACCAAAAGACAGCCACACAGAACAAAAGAAAAAGAACTTGGATTGCTTGCTAAATCAAAACTAAAACAATGGTTAGTTGGCGATATAACATTAAAATCGTATGGTACTGATAAATATGGTAGAGTATTAGGCGATATATTTTGCGAACAAGGAAATGTTGCTGAATTACTTAAAAAAGAAAATCTTGCCGTTGACTATGACGGCGGAACAAAAACAAAAGTCTGGGGGGAGTAATATGAAAATTTCACAAGAAGGTTTAGCCTTGATTAAAAAATTTGAAGGTTGTGAGTTAGAGGCTTATAAATGTGCAGCAGGTGTATGGACTATAGGTTATGGTTCTACTAAAGGTGTAAAAGAAGGCGATTTAATAAGCCAAGAAGATGCAGACAAATTGCTTACGCATGAAATGAAAGAATATGAAGGTTATATAAATGATCTTGTAGAAGTTGATTTGGAACAAAATCAATTTGACGCATTAGTATCATGGGTGTTTAACCTTGGACCATCAAAATTAAAATCTTCAACTTTATTAAAAGTTTTAAATGCTAAAGATTACGAGGGCGTACCAGCACAAATCAAAAGATGGAATAAAGCTGGTGGCAAGGTACTGCAAGGTTTAGTAAGAAGAAGAGAGGCAGAATCGCTATTGTTTACAGGAAAGGATTGGAGTACGATATAGATATGGCTATAGGAATGTTACCACCAAATATAAGAGAAGAGGGTTTACCACCAGTAAATCTACCATCAGTTGTCACACCAACTGTAGATCCAAGTTTTGCAAGCGGTTTTAATTATGCAAGATCAATAGCTGGCGGATTGCCTATGGAACAAGTTATTGCACCAGGCGTAAGTTTTTCACCAGAACAACCAGGCGGTTTTACACAAGCACAACTTGGTCCAGTTATGACAGA